TGCTGTGAGTTTCTACTAGATCTGATTGCATCGCATAAATCTGGCGATCTATAAAAACTATTTACACGAATCGGCTCGTTTGCCCATTCTCTCAGCGGCTCGAATACATTTTTGGCAAGTTTTTTCATGTTTTGCACAGCCGACTCTGTTGGCGTGTTCTCGATCTCTTTTTTCTCCGCTGTCGCTGAATGACTCGCCTCCCTCCAGCTGATATGTTTGCTGATAAATCTCATCTTTTACTTTTTAAGTTTTTTAATTTCCTCTTTAATATCTGAAAATTTATCCTCTACCCAGTCTGGGATTTTGTTTCCGTTCTCATCTTTTACAATGTTATAAGATGCTAAAACCATAGCGACTGCTGAAATTGCAATTACTCCTGTGATAATAATTAAAATTGTGTTCATTTCTATTGTGTTTAAATTATAGTTTAAAGTAGTGCCTACAGTTCCTGTTTTCACCTACGCTTTTTGTCATTGTCTTTAGCTAGATACTCTAGGTCTTTCATAAAATCTCTAAGAGTTAACTCGATATTTTTTACCTGGTCCTCTAGTTCTCTCTGGTTTTTCCAGGTGTACTCTTTTTGATTATACTTTAATTTAGATACCTCCTCCTCCAGTAAGGTAGCTCTATTGTTTAGCGTGTAATATGAGCCTATAACTGAGGCAAACATCGCAGCTATTGTTATTATTTGCATCGGCGAGATGCTGAAATCGGCTTTGCCATCGCCATTAATATCAATTTTGCTCATTTCTTTTTATTTATTTTATCATTTATTTGTACGATAGTCCACACTAATGATGCCAATAGCACCAATGTCGTTAAAATTGAATTTATATTCACTAATGATATTCCTAATGCTGACAAATTAACTCCATAAATTTTTAAATTTTCCATTTTAGATTTGTTCTACTCTGTTAGAAATACTCATTATTGCTCTAAAATATGTTTTCTCTACGCCATCCTCATATAGATAGCTGGTCCCCTCGTTTGTGCAAGTGTAAACATTGAATCCATCAGCGCTGAGGTCAAAATAATTTCCAGAGCGTGTTCTAATTAGAGTCAATATTTCTGATGCTATTTGATTAGCTTGTAGCTCTCCGCCATCATCACCAATAAATGAAGTGACTACCTCAATTCTAGTAGTACATTCTAGCATAAAAGTATCAGCGTTTTGATCCACCTCATTAGAATCTACTGAATAGACTCGTATATAAGGCTCAGAGGCATCGTTAGGCACTTTATTATAAACTTGTACATAACTGCCATCAACAGTAATTGCATCTGTTAGGCGGTCTATAATCGCCTTTCTAATAAAATGTATTGCCTCTGTCATTTGAGTAGTTTTTCTATTGTTTTATCTATGCTGTTTATCATTTCTTTAAATCCTTTATTTACACTAGGATAGAAAAAAGGTATCTCTGCCTGTGGTCGTTTTGGATTTTTGCCGCCAAATTCTACATATCCAGAGTATGGCGCATCAGATCTAATCTCTGCCTGTTTGTTTTGTAATACAGATTTTATTTGTTTTCTGAGATTTCCTGTATCTACTGGCGCAATTTTTTTCATATCTCTAGCAATATTTAAAGCACCCTTTCCTATTTCTGTAGATAGAGCTGTTTTATCTATTGCCTTTAGCTTTGTTAGCTTTGCCTGGAGCTTATTATAATCTGATTTATTCAACTCCATACTAATCTAGTTTAGTGGCTTTTATAACAGTAAAAAAATCCTGTTCGCTATCGTAAAATCCATTTATTCTATAGAGTCCATCTTTGCCCTCTAGTTTTATTAAATCATTGTCTAGAATCTGGTCTGCTGCTTTTTTGCGCATCTCTAACTCTATTTGTAATGATCTGCCTCGCTTTCCCTCAGTATCAGTTATATCACCCTTTACATCCTTTTTATTTGCCCATAGCGTTTCTACAGTTGCATTTGTAGAGGTAGTACCGCCATATCCATCTGGTGTTTTAGTAAGTCGTTTGACTTCTATTCTAGTATTTAGTTTCCCAGCGTTCATTTAGAAATACATTGTTTTGAATGACTGTAGGATGTCTTTTGTTTTTACTGGTACCTCATTTACAGATCCCTCAATGAAATCAGCTCTGTAATCGTACATAGTAGCCACTAAATGCAAAATAGCCTCTTTAATAATGTCATCAGTCAATCCTGTAGTTACATAAGTTACCTTTACCTCATCCGCTGGTAGCGTTCCTATTTCGATAACAGTATCATCTAGTCCATAGGTATCATAATCCACAGCAGTACCTTTAGAGGTTACTGTAGTTATTGATGCTATTGGAGCAAATGGTAGCGTAAATCTGCCATCCACCTCCTGGAGGTAGAAAGTTCTGTTTTTAGCTACTATGTCCTTTCCTATGTAGTTCTCGCACCAGGTCCTGGCGGCTACGATCATTCTATCTATAATAGTATCATCAGCGCTAGTATCTATTCTCACAAAGTCTTTAACATTCTGAGTAGTTACTATCTCGCTGCCAGTAACAGAATTGATTTTAATATCGTGCATTATTTTTTAGCTTTAGTGGTACGCTTTTTAGGAGTTTTAGCCTCTTTAGTTTCTTTGACTACTTTCTCCTCCTTGTATTCGATACCGATCCCTCTGATAATATAGTGGCGAGCTGTTTTAGGATCCATCTCTAATATGTCCCCCTCTTTGCGCCATCCTTTACCAGAATAAACATCTTTAATGATTTTAATTTTCATATCGCTTAATTTACAACAAAGATAAAAAAAAAGCGCCACAGTAATTGTAGCGCCTTTCTCTTAACAAACCAAACAACTATGATTTTTCGAAATCATTCGTTAAATGCAAAGTTATTAAAATATTTTTTGTTTTTGCCTGTTAGCGAAACTCTTATGGATTGCATTTTTCCAATATTTTTAAAAATAAACCAACCATCAAAAAAATCACTCCAGACAGCAAAGTAGTCAATCTTTTCTTTAGTGTAGTTTCGTTTATTATTTTGTAATGGAATATGAACTGTTTTTTTCGTTTCACTATCTGGGGTTTTGGTAGATGATTTAATTTGTACTCTGAGGAGTCTATCCCCTGTATCTACTATACAGTCGTATAGAGATGAATCTATGAGCGGCATAGAAACCTGGTAGTTTCTTTTCATACACTCTGTGGCGAATAGGTACTCCGCCAAACAGCCTCGCTGATTATTATCCACGAACTCAAAGTTACAAAAAAACCCCAGACTGTTATTTTAGCCTAGGGTTAGCATCAAATGAAAAAACAAAAACTATCTCATAAACGCCTCAAAGCACGCCTGTGAGCAAATGTCATTACCATAACAAGGGCGGTCGCAAACTCTGCAATAGCCTCCCTCGTAATCATCTGGCGGTGTGTGATCATAAAATTCCATATCACCTTTTTTTAATTTCATCTAGTCGATCCTTAAAATCCCATATCTTGTCACTAAGATACAAATAATCCGCTGGTACCATTTTATCAGTCAGATTACTAATGCTCTTTAAATAGTAGTCGTATGGCTCATCCATTGTTATAGCGTATTAGAGTGAATGAAATCAAAAACATAACTATGGCATCCCATATAGCTTGGAATCTAATGCCCAGAGAAAATCCCCAGGCAATAAATCCCACTATTAAAACAATCCTAACCCTTTGCTGCAAGTTCATTTTAATATCCGTATTTATAAATTAAAAAAAGCTCTAGTATTCCATACATAGATGCAAATGCTAAAACATTGAATAGAGCAGCCAAGGCTAATCTCTTTAGTTTGAATACCTCTGACAATACTTCATAGTCAGCAGTTTGTTTAAAGTTTCTAATGATATTTCTCATAATTATAAAAGTTTGTTATTTCAAAAGTAAAAAAAAAATAACATATTGCAAATTTATTTACATTTTATTTATTAAAGCATAAAAAAAGGGTAACCCATAAAGGCTACCCTCTTAATCAAAATTCTCATTAAGCTATTTTAGCTATATCCTCTGCTTATGCAGTTTCTAAGGCAGTTTTAGCAGTTGAGAAAGTTCCTTGTACAATCGCATTTGGTAGGTAGTTAGTTAAAGCTACTCTCTCCATTGCTCGTACAGTTACAAAATTCTTTTGGAAGTTATCGCTATCCTCTCTTGAGAACTCAACAGCTAGATTTTCTCTGATCCAGAGTTGGCTAGACTGGCGTAGGTTTCCTACTAAGAATTTTCCAGCAGTTACAGCAGTATTTACTGTCACAGGGATTCCATTGATTGTTGGCTGTAAACCGCTAAAGATTTGATTTCTCAAGTACTCATTAGCAGTAGATTTCAACAAGATCATTTTATGTAAATCTGTTGGATTCAATAAAATAGTATCCGCCTGGTAGTTAGAAAGGTTTAACTGGTTTAAAGCTACAGTTAAAACATCAAACTCATTAGCTGACTCGATAGCCAAAGCGAAATCGCCAGCAGCAAAAGCAGTTCCATCAGTAAATAATCCATCTAGGTTTGGTGATGATCCATCGCCATTTAAGATTTCATTATCCTCTACAGAAAGTACTTTTTCTGGTACTCTAGCTGATAGGTATGATGTTAATTGCTTGATATCATCTAGCATCTCTCCTGTGATTCTCATATAAGTACCGATTTTCTCGACATTTACAGTAGATGCAGCTAGATCAAAGTCAGACTGACCAAATGCACTAGTTTCAGCAGTTGCAGCAGCGTTGTCGCTATATGCTGACTCTTTAGGGAAACGGATAGTTTGTCCATCAGTTGATCCTAAAGGTAGTAATGAGCGGATATGTACTGAGCGGCTAGGATCATATTTGATTTGATCTACGATAGTTTCAGCAGCAATTACTCCTGTAACATCAGCACCTAAACTCATATCTGCTTTTACTTCAAAGCGAGCAGCGTTAGCGTTTCCTTTTACCATTGCATCGATTGCGCCATCTTTAAGCGCTCCCTCGATAGCTGATTTGAATGATTGAGGAGTAGCTCCAGAAAGTGTTTTCTTTGCAGCTATTTCCATCTCATCCATTCTCTTATTAAGAGCTTCGCTCTTTTCTACATACTGTGTAGTTAAGTTATCAATCTCTGATTTTAGAGATGATTCCATTTCTCCTTTGGCGTTATCTTTCGCCTGGTTGAATGCTTTCTCGATTTTCTCATCAACAATGTTTCCGATTTGATCGAGTTGATTCTTTACGTTTTCCTCCATTTTTATCTTTTTAGAGTGTTTAACAAATAATTATAAATTTCGCTATTGTCTGCTTTTACCTCGATCGGCTCAGTAACCTCAATATCAGTTGGCTGAGTGACATTTATGTAAATAGATTTTAGCTTTAGTATTTCCGCCTCTAAGGCGAATCCAAGCTCATCAGAGATTTCTCCCTTTCTGAGTAATTGTGCAATTTTATCAAATCTCTTAGCAATTTTCTCTGGATCTACATTTCCTTTTACATCCATAATCATTGCCTGGTCATTAGCTGCTAGTGTAACAGCTGAGATTTCAAACAGTTTTACTTCATTGAGGTGTCTATAGCCATCATTACCCATCTCTTTTTGGATAGGTAGGATCCCTACAGAGTTCTCAGTAATAACTCCAGCTTTCATTAATTCTACTACATCTTTTCCTAATTGTGTTTTAGGGATTTGCGCCTCGAATATTAAACCTTTGTCATCCTCCTCCAGGTGGACCATTTTGCCTAGAGGCTTATCCATATCGTGCTGATAGAGATACTTTACCCTCTTGGCGTTCTCTTGTATTGTCTTTTTGTATGCTCCCTTGTTGATTACATCGCCATCAGAATCGACATTACCAAAAACAGATCCATAACCCTTTACAACTCCAGCGGAGGCATCAGCATCTACTAGCTCGCCTATCTGAGTTGATTTATAAATGATTGTATTCATATTGCAAATTTAATAATTAAATATTACTTACTGAGAATCCCTCTATTTTACCAGTAGCCTGTGCATCCTCTTTAGGAAATGGCGCTGTAGAACATCTACAGTTAACTACATTTTTTGCACTCCCAGCTGGATCACCAGGATTAAATAACTTTTCGCCACCTACTAAAAACCTTTCTTTAAAATCTACTATCTGGGCATCAGCGGCTCTATGAGCTGGGCGTTCTCTGCCATCTATAGCAGTCATCCACTCCTTTTGTAGATTCTCCTGTCCAAACATATCAGTAGCACTCTGTAGCGTTGCTACATTAGCTGCATTAGTTGCCTCAGTTCTAATTAGCCTTTCTGCCTGGCTCTTTGAGTACTGTCCAAACTTCTGGCGCAATATTCTCTGAGCCTCTCGCTCATTCATTGCCATAAACTCTGGATCTGAGGATAGCTGTTTAAATACTTTGATTAATGTAGCTTTGGCAGTTCCCTGGACCAGCACCACTCTCTCTGCTGCTATCTGTTGGCTAACTGTATTAAAACGCTCTGCCCAGATGTCATCATAGCCAGATACATCGACTTGCTTAGATATTACTTTGTCAAAGTTTTTAGCGTACCACTTGGCAAACTTGAGTCCTATGTTTACATAGACTTGGCGATATATTTCTGTAAAGTCCGCCACTCTAAATAGATTATCAAAGCCATTTGTTTTACCAGTCTTTTGAAAGTCCTCTATAGCTTTTAAGTATTCCCCTTGGTAGTAACGTTTGGCGTTAGCAAATTCTTTGCGTTCTGCTTTATCTAGCAGCTTGTTAAAATTACCTTTCCAGGATTCTTTGGCTTTTTTTAGTAGCATTATCCCTCATTTTCTGAGATTCTTTTTGCCCAGGATACCATAGCAGCTCCCCCCCAAAGATTATAGGCTACATAGCCTTTATCTTTCCAGGGCGTATCTTTAAACTTAGGATCTATTTTAGCATTATCCTTATGGCGTGCTAAAAAGCTATTAACCCTCTTGACAGTTGATAATGAGAGCGCCTCTCTGTTAGCTAATTGTGAGGCTCTGGTCCATCCTGTGGGCGTGCCAGCTGTTACCTCATCTCTGCCATATTTATCTCTCCACTCAATCATCCTCCTGGCGTTATTAGTAGCACCCTGGGGATAGTCTTTGTAGGTTTCCTCTTTTGTTTCTATAGCATTGTAGTCTATTTCCTCATTATTGCCAGCCTCTCTCCTTTGAGCTGCATAGAACTCATCCAGGCGATTGTTTTTAGCTGCCTCATACTCAGCGTGAGTAGCAAATGGCATATAAACAGTAGAGCCATTGAATAGGTGTTCGTGGTATCCAGTACCGCCCATCTCTATAGCTCTGGCTTGAGCCTCCTCTATGGTAGTGTATGTATCAACTGTATTAATCACAGCTGACTTGAATAGTTTACTTATATCAAGGTCCAAACTCTTTGGCTCGGATTCTGGTATAATCTCACCTCCAATAGGTAATAGATTAGCTGGTACATAGTAGTCATTTAGGTTATCATTATCATCATCCATACCATAAGACATAGCCGCTCTTTTTTCGTTTGGCGTAATCCACCAGGCTTGACTCATTTGCCCTACCACCTTGTCCATTTCCTCCTGGAGTTCTGGGATAGCGCTATAGTCAAAGTCGATATAGATTTTATCGCCATACTGTGGTGATAGCCATCTATTCAGCTCATCTCTGATTTTGTTTAGTTCTGGAATAACAGCATTTTGATAGAGTGCCTTTTTAGCCTCTCTCATATTGTTGTAAGTAGTACTGTCTGTATTGTTTAGCAGCTGTACTGGTACATTATAGATATTACATAGATCTTTAATAGTGGCGTTGTATTGCTCTATTAATGATAGATCAGATGCGTTTAGTCCAAAGTTTACCCAGCTTAATTTCTTAGGCGTAATGATTACATCCCCAGCATTGTCGCTGCCCTGGTATTGTTGGCGGAATTTATCCTTTAACTGTTTAGCCTGTACCTCGTTTAGATCACCCTCATCAGACATTAGGATACCTCTAGCAGTTTGATTCTGTAAATACTTTACGCCAGTAGTTAGTGCCTGGTTATTAGCATCCATTACTCTGAGTCCAGCCTTGAGCGGTGACATACCATAAAGGTGTGATCCTGTGCCATCATAGTAGAGGTTTGGATCTTTGATGTGGCATACCTCCTCTGCTGGGATTCTGTACGTTCCGTTGTACTCTAGCGTGTACTCTTTTACTGGCTCCATAATACCGCCAGAATTAATCTCTACTTTCTGAGATGGCAATATGTACAGCTCCTTGTATTTACCAACTCCAGCACCAGTATCTGGTCCTATCCCATAGATATATCGGTTTCCAGTAAGTTTACCGAAAGCTATTATCTCTGAAATCCAGGAGTTGTATGATTGCGCTGGGTTAGGACGATCTAGAAGTTGGTGGAGTTCGGTGTCCTCTAGTTCTACCAGCGCTTTTTTCTGTAGCATCTTAGCCTGGAGTACTGTATTGGAATTAAACTCTCCAGTAGTAAGTGCTTTATATCTTTTTAGGTCGTTTTCCTTTTTTATTTCGTATATCTGGAATGGTATGTTAGTCGCTGACTTAGTGATCAGATTTATAAGCGAGTAGATAGTAGCGTTGTATCTATAGCCTTTATCTATGTAGGTATCATCATTCTCTGGATTCCAAACCAGAGTATCGCCTAAGTAATTATAGACTGCTTTGTTGAAGTCTAAATGAGTTTTTTGTGCGCTTTTAGAAACAAGGTTTTTGAATCTATCTAAGAAACTAGCCATCCAATACGAAAATTTTAATTATACAAAAATAGTAATTATATTACAAAGAAATCCACCGCTTTACCATAAGCGCTATAAACGCAATATCTAAGGGCATCCATGAGGTGATTATTTTTATCTACTGGCTTGTTTACTATAGTTCCATCCTTTAGCTGATCCCAGTAATAGCTATGGTATTCTTTTATAAAATTTGTTGATTCTTTCGATAATACCATATCATATTCTTTTAGCAAACTAATACCAGCATTAACTGATCCTTGCCCTTTTACTGCTGCTTTAGCCATTAAACCACCTCTGCGTAAATCCTCTCCAGATTTTGGCTCCGCTGCATCGTAATACAATATTTTATCATCTTGTTTTTGATCTACTAAAAAATTAATAGCATCGCTGTTTGTCATACCTAGCTTATAGCATAGCTCGTGAACATATAGCTTTGAATTAACTTTCCTTACTTCGCAAATCGCCAGGGGATCGTTGCTATATCCGAAATCTAACCCTAGATAAATATTATCTGTATCTGGAAAATCTTTGTAATCTATAAACTCCCAATTAGAAAATATTTGCCTTTTAGAATAGTATGCCTGTAATCCCTCACCATATACACGCCAATAATCTGGATCACGCTCTTTCATGCGCTCTATTTCATATACTAAGTCCTCAGATAAATGTAAATTATCCTTATAAGTAGTAATCCAGGTATCAGCATCCTCCCTAGGTATCACCTCATCATAGATCCAATGCGTAACATCTGATGGGTTAAAATCTAATATCATAGCTGGCATATTTTCTCTTATTCCTGTACATCGCATATTGATCTGGCGAAAATCCTCAAGGTTTAATTCATTTGCCTCATTTAAAAAAGCTAGAGATCTTTTCCTCCCTCTAATTTTCTGTGGCTCATCAACGCTTAGAAATTCTATCAAATGATTTTTGTAGCGAAATGTATTCTCTGCCTTGTTGTGTACGCCAGCATAATATGTACCCATATCCTCTAGGATCTGTATAAGATCTCTTTGCACCGATGCTTTTAGTGCTGGCAGTGTTTTTCTAATAACCGATATAACTAGTGGCTGAGTTTCAGTTCTTATTAAATAGGCTATATATTGGCAAACAGCATAGGTTTTACCAGAACGAGTTCCCCCCTGTAATACAGCAAAACGCTTCTTACAATTTAGTAAGTGCTTTAGCTGTACGTTTGCTTTAAGATTCTTTTTCTCTTTCGTGGATTTCAAAAACTATATCTGTTTCTACATTTGATGAGTGTTCTATCTCCTGGCGTTCAACATAACCTCGTTTTTTGGCTTTTGTTTTAAGCGCAAAAATTATAGATGTAGTATCCCCTTTGTTTATCCTTTCGACCAGTTTGCTTTCTAAGAAGTCCATAAACCTTTCCTCTGGCTCAAGCTCCTCTATTTGCTTTTTAAATTTTGCATCCTTTTTAATCCAATCATAATAAGTGCTGCGATCTATTCCAATAGCATTACAGCTCTGAGTAACATTACCAAACGCTTTCTTATACGCCTCTTGAAATGCCTTTTTTTTAAAATCTGTGTTGGATTTTGTTGATTTTTCCATATTGCAAAATTATATAAAAACGCAGAACCTATACAAACTACGTTTTAATGATTATTAGCTGTGACTGATTAGCTAACTTTTGTTTACTAAAAGAACGTTATAGGTTTTTATATTCTTTTCCGTTTATTTTGATTTCTAAAGTAGAATCTAATTTTTGCATCCTATCTATTATAACTTGACAATATTTAGGATCAAGTTCCATACCATAGCAAATTCTATCAAGCTGATGAGCTGCTACCATTGTAGAGCCAGAGCCACAAAATAAATCAACAATATTTTTACTTTTTTTGTGGTTTTTAAATGCTCTAGATGCCAACTCTGTTGGTTTTTGTGTAGGGTGCATATAATTAGAATCCTTTTTTATTTCCCATAAATCACTTTCGTTTTTAATGCCATCATCGAGTTTACCATTAAAAAGGCAAAATTCGTGTTGGTGCCTATATCCCTGTCCTAATCCAAAAACATTTTTTGCCCAAACGATACAAGCCTTAAATTCTAATTTGGATTGTAATATGCTATAAAACTTCCAGTTACACCATACATAGTAGCTTTTTGGATTTAACAAGTTTAATATAGAAACAAATCCATTAATTAAATTTTCAAAATCACTCTCAGCTAAATTATCATTTTTTATTACATCAAACTTTCCACTTCTACCATTAAAGGATACATTATAAGGCGGATCAGTAAAAACCATATCAGCTTTTTTTCCATCCATTAGTTTAGCAACTTGATCTGAATCTGTAGAATCACCACATAATAATCTATGCTCTCCAATCTCTATTAAATCGCCCAATACTACATCCACTTGCAGATCATCTGGCTCCTCATAATCATCCTCCTCTGCCTCTGGTTCAAGCTGTGGAAAATCTGGTAAATCTAAACCCCAATCAGTAAGTTTATCTAAATCCCAATCATTAGCAACTATATCCCAGTCCCACTCTCCATAACCTAAGTTATCTTTTATAATAAATTCTTTTTTCTGGTCCTCTGTCCATCCTTTAATTTGATGTACAGGAACCTCAAAAACTCCAGCTGATTTTAATGCTTTGAGGCGCATATTTCCGCCTAGTACCACCATATCCTCATCCACTACTAATGGGCGAGTTTCTAGCATTTCTGGAAATTCTTTAATTGATTTTACCAGTTTTTTAAACTTTGAGTCAGTTATAAAACGTGGATTTTCCTCATTTGGCTTTATAGCCGAAATGTTTACCTTTTTGTTTGCCATATTGTTTGCTTCTAATTATTTGTAAACCAATGTATATTAAATCCAAATAAAAAAATAAAAAATTGTAGTGTGTGCCTTTTGTCATCCGCTACAACCTCTATCATTTCGATTTCCTCATTAGAGTAGTTTATTCCTACCATAACTCCATAGATCGGAAAAAAATCAATTTGAACCATTGTTTAATTTATTATACAAAAATAGGTAAAAATCCCAGATAGCTTGCTGATAGTCTTTAGGATTGTGTAGCTTGTTAGTTGTATGAGCTACGCCATCTACTGTATAAACTAGGATAAACTGTCCATCTCTAGGTTTTGGATAAATCCTAATATTATTCTCATCGCACCATTTAAACGCCTTATAATGCTCCTCCTGGGTGTTAATTGTTGGCTGTTTGTATTTTTGTTTTTTTGGCATAGTTTCTAATATTTCAAGTGTTTGTATTGGTTTTAATTCATTATGAGATACAAATACAGTATCGCCATAACCATAATTTTTTAATTTGTGATTGTTGTCTATGTAACCTCTGGTAGTGTATCCTACAAATTCTAGCATTTGGTTTTTATACCAGGTGAGAATATAATACTCAGCGTGTTTGCGTTTGTACTGAGTCACAGGAAACATTAGGTTTGGTTTGTTTTTAGCATCAGAGCATTTTACCTGGATCCCATAGTCAAAATCAGTTCCATCATCGCCTACTCCTATGGTATCAATATTCATTTTTAGACCGCTGTATCTAGCAAACCCTACCTCTCCTAGCATACCTAAATAGGATCTGTAGAGATGCTCTTTACCCTCGAAAAAGTTTTGACTGTTTTTAGTGTCAGTACAGCCTACGCTATATGATTTGATAATAGCCACCCATTTGGCTAGTAAATGATCTCGCTCTGATATTTTTATAGTCATTAATCTAAATCTGATTTTACATTTTTACTATACCAGTCCATATATTTTTTAAAATCCTCTGGATCGTATTTATCTGATTTTTTCAAGTTATCCTCTGCCCACAATGGCTGCAAATTAGTGTAATGATTTAAGGCTATAACCTCAAACTCTGTGGATGCTGCTGCTAAAGGGATTTTGTGATCTATGTGAATCTGATCAAAATTATCCCAAGACATATTATCGGTAAATTGATTTTCAATATGTTTTTTTATAGTATTCCAGTCAGCACCTAAAATTTTATTTGTTTTTAATTTTTTATATTTTTTTAATCTAAAAAAACCATCACTAATCGCTTGTCTAGTTCTATGTTTTATCAAAAATAAATTATCAGTTTTTAATTTTTTGTTTAAAATATTTTTTCTTTTTTCATTTATAGTTTTTTTATTTCTACTATAATAATTTTTATAATATAAACTTATCATATTTTTATTTGAATGATAATATTTTTTTCCTCTAGTATTTTTGCAATTTTTACATTCATGATAAAAACCATAACTTTTATAAAAACTAAAATTTTTAATTGTTTTAATTTCATTACAAGTATTACATTTTTTCAATTTTTCAAACCCAAACAAATTTAACTGCATAACTAAAAAGGTACTTGGTCCCTAACTACTGTGAATCTTTGTTTTTTCTCATCTATTGTCTTATATACTCCGCCATCTTTAAAGTCTGGAGCTACTGTAAAGCTACCCTGTTGTCCATTCTCTTTACGTTTTACTTTCTGGATATGTATCTGGACAGCATCTGATTTAAATTGAGTCATTTCGCCTAGACTTCTAAATACTGTGATACAGTTAAAGGCTTTATTAAAAAAGTCACTTGATCCAGAAATATCATAGGGAGTAGGTACTTTGTAATTACCATTGTCATTAGATTCCATTTTTCTAGGGTGTGCAACTAGGAATAAATGAGTCTTTGTCTGCTGACAAAACTGGGTAATTTTAGAAAGCATTAAACCTACATAGGAATGATCACGCTGCGCTGAATGGTCCAGCATATTCCAGGGATCAATTACTAATAAATTAACCCCCTTTTGAAATACTAAATCTCTAAAAGCATCTAGGATACCATCTAGAGTTAGATTATCCAGGTCAATCTTTATAAAATAGAAATGCTCCTCTATAAAATTTTTAGTTTTATTTAATTCCTCATTAGAGCAGTTTCTCTCATTTAACTTATTAGCCAGGCGTTTTATATGTCCCTCATAAGGAAATGACTCTGGAGCAAAGAAAGCAGTCCTATGCCCATACTTAACCGCCATATTACAAGCTATTTGATCGACTACATCGGATTTACCAGAGTTTGGTATTCCTGTGACTACAGTCCAAGATCCCTCAAAATCGACCTTAAAATAATCATCGCTATCACCCAAAGCAATGCTGTAATTTTTAATACCATAATCATTATAGTTTAAAACATCTTTCCAAATATCATCAATATTTACGACTCCCTCTAGTGGAAAGTGTTTAGCGGTCTTTAAAACTGTTCTAAGTACCTCAGCGCCTTTTTCAGTTAAAACCTCGTTAGCATCCTTATAATCGCCAAATTCGATATACTTACAGCGGTATTGACCAAACCTCCTGGCTAGTTCGTTTCTAAGAGCTAAACCTGGCTGATCGTTGTCAGTACAGAGAACTATCTCTTTTTTGTCTTTAAAAAACTCCCAGCAGTTATCTAAATAATCTAGCCTTTGGTTTCCTTTAGATGCGCCATTAGGTACTGAGCATACAGAATATATACCAGCCTCGTGTAGTGATAGAGCATCCATTTCGCCCTCTACTATGTAGATTTTTTCCATAGTAGCTATGTTATCTAAGCCATAGAATATTAACTCAGCTCCAGATACCATTTTAAAGTTTTTCTCAGCATCTCGATATTTACAGTTGATGAGTTCGCCCTCTCTGTAATAATTAAAATTGATTGCTTTGCGTTTCTTTTGAACCTGGGGAAAGTATTCTACTGACTCCCCTACATTCCAATGAGCTAAGGTAGCCTCAGAAATACCTCGTTTGTTAAACCAAGATATAGTCCTATCTGATAACTCTGTTCTAGCCTCTGGAGGTTTTACAAATTCCTTTTTTTCTTTGAATTGTACATTTCCAGACCAGCCACAGTTATGGCAGTTATAAACGCCTTTTTCTATGTTTATAGATAGGCAAGGATCTTTTTTGTTTTTTCTAGTGTGTGAGCATTTAGGACAGATTACCTTTTGCTCTATGGCGTTTCCCCTAGGAGTAATACCAATATTTAAAAATTCGTTAATCATTTGGTTTGTTGTTTGTTTGTTAAAAGTAAAAATTAATTATCAGAACCTAAAATATCAAATTGCTCATTTCCAAAAATTCCTATGTATCTATTTAAATACATTACTCCATCTTTAGATTTTCTGAGCTTTAGTAGTGTGAGAAAATTTTTTGCCCAGAAACTATCCTTTCTAACTTCATTACAGATCCACCAAAGCTGCTGAGGTTTTACTTTGTCTTTTTCCTCGCACAATCTAATAACATTTAACCATTCTACTTTTTGTTTAGTAGTTTTTGGGATATTCCTTTCGTGGAATAATTTAACTATATGCTCATAGGCTAAAAGATACTTCTCATTGAAATCTGACACTTTTTTAAAAGTGGCGGTATTATTTCTTGTATTATTATTACTATTATGTATATCTATATTATCCTGGACATTTTTGTCCCCACCCTGGGGATCTTTTTGTCCCCCCTGGACATTTTTGTCCCCACCCCCTACAGTAGATATTTTTATGAGTCTTTTAGTGACTTGTTTGGTTTGTTTATCGTACTTCATTTTAATTTTTATAAACCCCTCCTCCTGGAGCTGTTTGATCCATCTAGATACAGTTCTAGAATCAACAGAGTATAACTGAGCAAAGTATTTATTTTGCGCCCAGCTGACTCCTGTTTTATTACTTAGGGCGGTTAGTTCGCCATAAAGTAATTTGGAGTTGGCGGTCAGTTTCTCATTATACCTAACCTCCGCTGGTATTACTGCATAGTAGTTTGGTTTCATTTGTTATGCTTTTTCCACTAAATTTTTTACCTGGTCACAAAATGTACGAATATCACCAAAGATTCTTTGGAACTCAGCTAAAGTGATTTTATTATCATCAAATAACTCCCATAGAGTTTCTATCAGTAGATCATACTCAGCTCTAGTCATTGTCCCTACATACTCATAGCGTACTGTAACATCATCTACAGTAGTAGTAGTACGCCACATTCTCTGATCAATTTCATTCCAGTAAACATTTCTATATTCACTCATAACTCATAAAATTATCAATTATTTCTTTTGCGGCATCAAACGAATTGCACCAATGCGCATCCCAGGAGGCATTTTTAAGCCTCTCTAAGCAGTTTTTTTGGTTTTCTGTAGGTTTGTTATACCCTACCTTTAATTCGAGCGCTAAACCGCTGTATTTAGTTTTAGATGCAAAAAGTAGTATATCTGGTACTCCAGCAACTCCGCCTAAGTATTTAAACTTGTAGCGTTCAAATGGTGAGCGCTTGCCCTCATTGGGAACATGAATCGCAAAAGTGCCAGGATACTGCATCTTAATGTAATTCATAACGCTGTTTTGGAGTCGGTCCTCTTTGGTTAAATACTTTTCGAATGGATTTCGTTTTGCCATATCCTAACTGTCTAAATCTACCTGGATGAATTACTTTAGGAGCGTTGTATGCCTTAAATTTCCAGGAGTCTGATTTAAACATACTTAGCCGCCTGTACAAAGCTATGTATTTCTCATTAAATTCTGGATCTGTTTTCCTTAAATCCTTGCAACTTCTAATATTGTGCAAAGCTGTAGCGTGATCTCTATCCATTGATCTACCTATTAGCATCAAACTGCTTTTGGTAAAATCTCTACATAGTGAAAAATAGATTTTTCTAGCATCTACTAAATGTCGCTCTCTGCATCTTACATTTAAATTAAATCCAAAATAACGCTCTACTGTCAATTTTATTAGTTGTAAATCTACTGTCATAATAGCTAAAGTATTAAAGCGCCATCATCCATATAACCAGCAGCCTGGTAGCCTTTCTCAATTCCTGTGCTTAAATAAAAACCCCAGTCTGATAATGCTTTTTTATAGGCTTGCCTACCCTGTGCTATCATATCATCATCTAAAGCATAAACCTCAATAGAATATGGATAGTTTGTTTCTACAGCTACAAAGCGAAAGTTTTCTGGAGGAAAGCCTAAAACATCAGAATAAAAGCACGCCTGTAAATGGTAGGCGTATTTATATAAGTCCCTCCTAAATGCTACAGGAGAGTTATCCTGGCAAGTTTTGACATCCCCTATCCAATTATCACCAAATACATCTGGGCGAACTCTAATAGGTATTCCATCCATTTTACCATAGTGCGATAGCTCTACAGTTCCTGTGCAATATTTTTGCGCCAGATCGTGCTGTCTTAGATTTTGCATTATTCCAGATATGATATCCATATCCGAGTCCCTTAATTGTTTGCGATCCCCAGCCAGCTTTTTGTGCTTTGCTTTTATTTGCTTTCCCTCTTTGGTCCGCCCATCGTATTTAGGCATTAAATAGTAATCCTGGTCAAACTGTTTTTGACCCTCTAGCATTATAGTATGTACAGCAGTACCTAGAGCCATTGCTGGCGATTCTGTAAACTTTGCAGTTAAATAATGCTTTACTGATTTTTTATAAATCATTTTTAATCCACTCGCTGATATAGATTTATGCGAATGGTACTCCTCATTGGAGTCCTGTTTAGTAGTTAATGTTATTCTCATTTAGTTTGGTTTTTAAGTAAGCAACTTGGTCCCTCAACAATGATACCTCATTTCTGCTGTTGGCAACATATTCCAATAATACCATAATCCTCTCCTCCATATATTTAATATCATCCGCTTTCCAGGAGCCATCTTTGTTATGTATTGTATTAGCCATATAAGTTAAATAAAAAGGGCAGCATTTTACAGCCGCCCTGGTTAATTAAAATGGCAAATCATCATCCTGTGCTACAGGATTGACTTGCTTTTTTGTTTGTGTTTCGCCATTAGGCTCCCATTGATTTAATTCAATGTACTGCTTTCCGCTCTTAGCGGTTAAAATGTCTAGGTTTACCCAGCCATTTTTAGCATTCTTTTGTAGAAATGTAACAGCATCATCAACTTTAACGCTAATGTTTCCTACTACAAAGTCTGGCGCTCCAGTTCTACGCTTAAAGCTAAATCCATCTGCAAAAACTTTCTCTGTTGTCATAATTTAAATTTATTAGTTATTTGATCTTTGTACTCGTTTTTCATTTTATAGGCAGCGAGTACGTTCTCCGCCTGTTTTTTAGTGCCTTTCTCTAAAAGCGCTTTTAATTCTGTTTCCTTGAGCCAAGGTCTGCTATCCTCCTTTTGATTAGATATTGCATTAGAAACCTCCTCAGCTGATGCTATGGATGTATCTATTCCGATTCCTAGCAGTCCTAATGCTCGACCTATTGCTGAGGTTTCACAGTTCTCAATAAATGAAGTTTTATTTATGTAGCTGCTGCCCATATATTCCTCAGCGTGACCAGTTGCTCTAATCATTTTATTCTCATCAAAGATTACAGCTCTAAACTGTACCAGGCGATCCTTTTTAGTTTGGCAAACCTCATCTTTAATTTTGATTGTTTCGATTCCCCATTTGTCGTATTTTTTCTGGGAATGAAAATAGCCAATACGCTCATTGACCTGGACATACTCTTTGCCCTTAATGTTTATTGTTTTCATAGTTCTAGGTTATTTAAATTTAATTTTAATTGTTTTAGCTTAATCAGCTCTGCATAAGTAAAGCGCCCAGGATCCTGTAGTTTAGATCTCAGAGTCGGATAGGTTATCCCTAAATGATCTGTAACATCTAACCTCCTAAGTCCTAGGCGTTTTATCTCATTGATAAATTCTAATTCTAAATTATTCATATATAAAAAAAATAGGGGAGTTGCCTCCCCTGGGTTATTTTGTTAAAAATGTATATCCTCATTTTTCCAAGCATTAACAACAGATTTTATTGATTTTACCTTTTGATATCCATTTTCAAATTCATCCCAACTTAAAAACGCATTGTGACCTATCCAGTAAAATCTTTCCAGTTGACAAGACTTGTCATATACGACACAACCATCTTTACCAATAGTTAATGTCGTGTAAATTTCAATTTCATTTCCTTTTGATGTTGTAAATTTTGCTATTGTAGTACTCATAATTTCTAGTTGTTTGTTATTGTTTTACTCTGTAAAAGTAATAATATTTTTTCAATATGCAAATATTTTTACAGTAATTTTATAAAAAAAATCCCCATTCAAGTCGAAACTATCCTGGGGATCAGCAAACAAAAGGGATTGTTTAAACTGTTATTTCTTTAATTTTACGCCAAAGGTAGATGCTACGTCATTAGTCTGGTTAGGAACGTGCATAGTTAGCTCATATTCATTAGCCTTTACATCATATCTCATTGAGTCTATATAGCAACTAGCGCCCTCTCTAAATGTACCAGATCCAAAGTCAATCCAGACTTTATTATGAGGCGCAATAGGAATAGGCTCTGATTTAAGGTTATAGAATGTACCCTCATAGCGCTTTACAAAATCTCTAAAGTCGTTTAATATTTCCTGTGATACAATATTATCGACTGTTGGGTAGTCGGATGCTACTATAGAAAAATCTCTAGGGCGCTCAAAAAATCCATCAAATCCGCCCTGGAAAGCATCAGCTCCTAAGTAGTTAGAGATAAAAATACCTTTAGACTCATAGACAGCAGTTTGTGTATTTACTACATTTTGAGTATTAGTGACAATCATCTCGCTGGCGTTTTCATTTGCCTCAGCTATAAATATTTTATCAAAGTAGGTAGCGTTAATTAAACCTAAACCAGATGCACTAGGGTAAACTGTAAATCTAGGATAGTGAATGTTTATAGTGACATCCATATCACCCTCGACCTCCTCATAGGCATTTAACTCTAGTTCTACATTTTGCCAGGTCCCTACCTTTTTAAATTGTGGCAGCTTAGTTCTATTTTTTTGATTGATTGCTCCTAATCCAGTTCCTGTTTGCCATTCGTTTGTTTTCCAGTTATAATAAATCAAATCATTATTAGCATCATAAGCATAAACAATAACAGCTATTTCATACTCCCATAAATCTGAGAAATTTGTTAAAGTATAATCTGGATCCACAAAAAACGAAAATCCTACCTTTAATTTTTTAGTGTCATCAGTAGTAACTGTATTCATAATCACCTCATAGGTGTCATCAAAATCTACGTTTTCTCTGGCGTGTACAGTAGTTTTGATAGACTTATTACCCACCAGGACATAATTCTCATCAGTATTTATTGAGGTATTTGCGCCTAGAGTATAATCGTGATCATCATATAATAGCTGTGGATTGAGATTTAAAATTTTATCACTTGTCAGCTCGACATCATATTTGACCTGGTTATAAGGTTTTAAATATTCCTTATACAAGTCAGCTCCAATAGGTTTTAAATCAGTAGGCGCTTTTAATAATACATCCTCAGTAGTAGTGAATTTATAATTACCTAAGCGATCAAATACTTTGTATTCTATTATTTCCTCTCCAGTTGTAGCTAATTGATTCTCTATAGAAAAACCAATATCAAAATTAAACAGCTGGTCAATATTAAT